TTTATCTTCTATGTATTTTGATAATACTTTAAAGTCTTGTTCTTGTGTGTCTGATAATACTCTATGAAATCTAACAATGATAGGTCTTTGTGAGTATTGTCTTATTTCTTCTATTGTTTCTATAGCATATTCAGTTGCGTTTTTCTTTTCTGCTGAATAACCTTCTGTTCCTCTATTGCAAGTAATTAATATATACTCACCTTTACCATTATAAGGTTTTACATCAATGTTCTTTAATTGTTTTATTTCTTCCCAACGATTCATTGCACCTTCCATAAATTCATTTTCAAAATATTTGGCACCTTGATTAGCATATATGTTACCATAAGGTTGTCTTGTCCATCTTTTATTTTGTAAAGTCATTGTTCGTATTGTGTCTTTATGTAGTTCAAAACCATCATATGATATTAGTACATCTGAATCTAAATAAAATATTTTACCTTTAGGTTCGTATTTGTCTATTATCTGTCTTCTATGACTATTATCACTTTGTTTAATATCACCTCGTACTTGATATGCAAAACACCAGGCGTATTCAGCATTAGTTAATTGTCTATTAGTTACATAAGTTGATTGCCATTCTGTGTGATGTTGTAGACCTTCATAAAATGCTTTCGGCCATAATTCTTTATATGAACCTAAAGCACAGGTATTAGCATAGACGGCAATTGTCTTCATTATTTTGTTTCTTTAATATTATATAAATCACTACTTTTTCTTGTAGGTTTTTTAGTTGTAAAATCTAAAGTAAATCTACCTTCATAAGGTTTAAATAATTCTATCCACCATTCTTCAGGTTGTACTGTTGCGTGAGCATTCATACCATTAGGTAAAGTTTTACCTGCCTTATTAGTCGCTGCTGTAGCAAATACATACTTACCTGAATAGTCAAATATCTCTTTTATTATTCTAGGTAAATCTGCTTGTGGTATATGTTCTAACACATCTATACAAACTACTAAATCAAACTTACGACCTGCCTCTGGTTTCTTTTCAAATTTAGGTACTGCTGGATCATACTTGTAAACATTCCAACTATCAGGATGATTTTGTGCTTTTCCACAACCATAATCTAGTATAGTATCTACTTTATGTTCTTTTATTATTTCTTCTATTTGTGGCATATATTTTAGTATCATATGCCCTTTCCAATATTTTGGGTTTTGGTGCATTAACTTTGCTTGTTCTAAATATATTTCGTATAAATTATCCATATTCTCCTACATATCCGTTCTTGTTGTTTCTGTAAATGTGTCAAACCATTCTTCAGCGTAATCACAGTTCTTATATTTCTTAAAGTATGGTCCACCTTGTGTGTAGTGTACTAGTTTAGCATTAGGATTGTGTTCATACTCTCCTACTAACCAGTTCCATTCTTCGTCTATCTTACCTATCAGTTCTTCATTCTCTAACCATTTGTATTGATGAAGTTCTAATCCTGTTGCACTATTAACATAATCAGGCGTTAATGTTGTGCATTTTGCATTATTAAATAACATCATACTTGACCAATTCTTTTTAGCATATGGTGTTTGAGTTTGATTTAAAAACTTAACTGTACTTGTTGGTGTGTAATCGTGTTGTACGCATTGAACAGCATACTTTGTAGTTCTTTGTCTCCATAATGATGATATATCTGAACGAGATAACATATCACAATCCATAAAAATAGCGTGACCTGAATAGTTACAAAGATAAGGTACTAAAAATCTACTAAATGCAAATTCAGTTGATTGTATAGGTAATCTTTCTCTTACAAATATGTCTTTAATATTCTGTAATCTAATAGGTGTAATTGCTATAGGTTGTGTTGCGTGTTTAAGTAAACTATGTGATAAGGTACTAAATGCTACCTTTTCATTGTCATCATATCCTACAAAAACTCTAATCACTATTTACCTGCCATCTTGTTAGGTGGTTGATATTCCCAAACTGGTGGTCTATCACCACAAGCAACTTGTCCTGGTTTATCCGTATTGTAATTAGGTCTAGGTGCTTTGCCTTTTATACCTTTTTTAATTTCTTCTCTACTAAAATCAGGTTTACCACTTTTGTGCATTGAACCTACATTTATAGGATAACCTGCTGAAAGTTTTTCTACCTTACCGCCTTTATCTAAAAATTTCTTCAACATTACATCTGATTCTTCTTTAGTCATTTTAGCCTTTGGGTGTGAATCATAATCGTACATAGTATTATATATCTGTTCTTACAATGTGTTTTCTTAATGCTCTTGTAAGTCTTTCTATGTTATCTATAATATCAATAATAGCCTTATCAGTAATATAGTGTTGTTTCTCTTTTAACTTATCATATTCTTTTAGTGATATTGAAACCATAGGACTCAAATCTCTAGTAGATTCATTCTCATAAGTTTTATCGTGTTCGTGTGTAGTTGTATTATCTACTTCTTGCTCTGTGCTATATGTAGCACCATTCTCGTCTGTGTATGTATCGCCTGTGTCCAAATACATTTTAGTCATAATAATCTCCGTTAACTTGTTTATCTCGTTCATCAATACCAGCATCTTTTTTTATTTTACCTTTTAAGTGTGCCGTGTATGGTGCGATTTTTGATTCTGGCCAAACGTGGCCGTCTTTTCTTCTACCTGTCAAGTCAATTTGTGGTTGACCATTCAAAGTTCTTTTTCTTACTTCATTCCAAACATATGAATCGTGCCATTGTTTTTCATTGAAAAGTAAATCTTGTTCGTATGAGTTTCTTAATTCTTTTACAAATCTTTGTGTATGTTTATTAGTTAGATTATAACCTACAAATCCACATTCAGGATAGTAAGGTGGGGCAGGTCTATCTAGGTAACAGATTGTATTGTCTTGTGGTAGTATATCTTTTAATATTATTTCTTCAGTAATTGTTTTCTTAAACATAACATCTGCGTCAACCCAAAATACATAATCATAATTACCCTCTAGCATTAAGTGTGTCTTTGCAAATACTTTATAACTAAATCTAATTGCGTCTTTAAGAAAGTCTAAACCATAAACTATTTCGCTATTATCTGTACCTTTGGTTGTACTGAATTGATTTCTTGTTTCGTTTCTTTTTATGAAGTTTTTTAAGGTAGGATTTGTGTCGTGTATATCTCTATGGAATATATTTCTATCAGGATTGATTTCAGGTATCCAACCCTCGTGGTAAACATAACAATCAAACGGCCAATTATATGTATTATAAAATCTATGAGCGTAATACTCGTATAGTTTTCTATTAAGACTTGTTACTATTGCTATTTTCATTTCCAACTTTTGCTATATAATAACTATCAACAATATCTGAAACAGGATTACCTGCCTTTGTAGTGTCAAATAGTTTTTTCAAATCAATTTGAGTTTCTTTTTTAAAAAATTCGTACATCATTTCTTTATCGGCATTCCCTTTGCCGGTTGCACCTTTTTTAACAACACTTGGTACAACGGTGCCGTAAGGTATGTTTTCTTCTCGTAATCTGTATTTAAGTATGCCACAGTTCTCGGCAATTTGAAATAGTGCTTGACCTTTTGATCCGTAAGAATAACCTTCAATATAAACTTCCGAAAAACTTTGTAGAGGTCTAATAATGTCCATTGCAAAATCAGCAATATTTGTAAATCTTTCAATTGGGTCTGTCCATTCTTTATGTTCATATCCTATAATATTATCACTTATCTTACCAATATACTTCTTCTTGTTTGTTAGGTAGAAAAAATTTAACGATCCGTTATCTATTAAACAGATAGCAGGACTAGTTAAACTATAATCAATTCCAACTATCGTGTTCTGCTTCATCTGGAATATATGTTTCAGTTTCTTCGTCATTCTCTACTTCAAATCCACAAAACGGACAAGTAAAAGGTGTCATATCTGTTTTGTCTTCGTCCCAGGTAACACTATATTTTGTCTGACAGTTAGTACAGTTCTTTTCTGATTTAATCATAATAGTTTGTCTTTATAAAGTCGTGGTAACTCATTTGTTTTTCTGCTTCTCTATTCCACATTTCTTTATTATCATTTAGTTTATCTATATAGGGTTTTAATATTTCTAATATTTCTTCTTTTGTTTTATGAGTAGTATATACTGAATTAACTAAATCATCTGGTGCCCAATTACAACCAGCTGCTATAAAGTGTAATCCACTATTACCTTTTCGTTCAA